CAGTTGGCGGAACAGGAAAAACAACGTTTATTAAATATTTATGCAAACAATACGAGACGTTCATTGTTACCAACTCTAGAAGCGATCGAATAATTAGAGCCTACGCCAACCAACCACTAGTTTTATTCGATATTACACGATCTGAAGGCCTTGAAGACCAATTTAACTATTCTATCTTGGAAACCCTAAAGAATGGATTTGGCTTTAACACTATGTACGAGCCTTGTATGCGCTTTTGGGATATTCCTCACGTTTTTGTCTTTTGTAATTTCTACCCTAATTTAGATCGCCTTTCTGCCGATCGCTGGGATATCCTTGATATCTCCCGCTTCATGTACTAAAATAAAAAACCCTAATTTCTTTTCGTTACGCTGGCCCAAAAGTAACAATAGGGCTGCGCGGTGTGCTATTTTTTTTGGTACTCCCTCTTCACTCCCTCATTAGGTTTACGCCCCGAAGGGCTTTTGTTTTTTATTTTTTTTATATTTATGCGTTGCCTGCGGTTGTAATTCCACCACTCTCATCGTTCATGATCTGTGGAGGAAATACCTCTGCTGCGATACCGATTGCATTGTTTGTTTTCACGTTCGTTACGCTGCGCGTTAAGAACCTGTATTGTATACGTTGTATCGTATGGATAGCTATCTTAGGGTTGGTGAACGTCAAAGCAGGAGCCTCAACGTTTGAAGCTAACTGACCCCAGAATTTAAATAATATAAATCGGCTACCCTTAATGAAACTGTAGTGTTTAACGGCTGTTAGCCACGTAGTCGCCGAGTTTGGCACTACATACGCAGATAGATTGAACTTTCTATGCCGTTTTGAACTAATTCCTACTCTGTAACCACAACCACCCTCTACACGAACTTTTCGTACTTTCAAGATTCTAAATCTCTGTACAAAAGCCTTCGCTTGAAATGGTGTTAGTTCCACATCCGTTTCACCTCCAGGTATGTTGCTACTACGGAATCCTTCTTCTAGATTCTCTTGAATTGTATCCATCGTTGCTGCTGAGTTGATATCTTGTCTAGTTTCACAATAGTACATCGCTACGCTTAAGTGTCCCACATTGAAGTTCTGAATCTCGTATATCAGTGAATCTTTCAACACGTGAAACTCGAAATTTGTAGCGATACTCGTGGCCATTCCACTGTTAATAGACGCTTCATTAGCTATTCTCATCAACGTTGGCAAGTGCCAAGTAGTGAGACTAGACGGTTGGCTTGTGCCAGCCGCCACTAGGGGACCAGTTGATACAAAGTACTGAGCTTGAGGTCCACCCGCTGCCGTCGTTAAACCACATGTAGTGGTATCTCCTATCTCCTGCGTCCACCAATTAGCTGGTGTTATAGCCTCGAGGACTTTTCGCTGGAAGCCCTTTCCACCTTTCTTACCTCGCTTACGTCCGCGTTTACCCTTACGAGTACGCCTACGTTTTGTACCTCCCATATTGGTTACTTGACCACCTCTACTTACTGCACGACTACCACTAGTGGCAATACGTTCTACTAGAGGTGGCCGACTACTACCAACTCCTGTATAGGGAACCATAGCACGAGAGGTAGTAGCCTGGTTCATACGATGGCCCAGATACTGGTACGCTAACCGTGATAGCGGTACCACATAGGGCACGATGCGAGCAGCCTGTCTCCACGCCATTTGAAAAGTGAGACGTCTCAAAGACGTCTTTGAGACGTCTTACGGACTTCCGTCTGTCACGAGGTCTATTCTGATTGGCTGCCACTGTTGTCACAATGTCACGGGGTGTTACGGTAATATAATACGCAACACTCCGTGACACACTCTTCAAATGCCGCGCCGTCGGAGTCGCCGTTTTTGCTTCACTATAAACAATCCGACAGACACGGACTTTCCCGAGTTTGTCCCCCCTATGAGATATTTAGTTTTTCAGTTAGAGCGCTCTAGTAACGACACTCCACACTGGCAGGGATACGTTGAGTTTTCTCGTCCCTTCGACCCAACTGCACTCCGTCAGTACACATTTTTTGAACGCGCTGCCATATTCATTGCCAATGGTACAGCCAGTGACAATCGCACGTATTGCACAGACCCTATCAAACGATATCACCCATTGGATCCACCTTATGAATGGGGACATGCGGCAAGGCCAGGAGTGGAAGATGAATATGATGAATTATGTGAACAACTCCGAGATGGAGTTCCATTGCAAACCTTATACAGAAGATTTACTCGGATATTTATCAGACATTTTCGATCAATTAATGATTTACACTCGAGTCTTAACCAAGTACGACAATCTGAATTATCTTGTCCGTCGATTGTATTGTTTAAGTGGCAAAGATCTGTATGCGATTTGGTTGAACGAACTCCAGACCCACGTAAAGTATATTGGAGATTTGATACAGTTGGCGGAACAGGAAAAACAACGTTTATTAAATATTTATGCAAACAATACGAGACGTTCATTGTTACCAACTCTAGAAGCGATCGAATAATTAGAGCCTACGCCAACCAACCACTAGT